TGAAGGTCTTCTCCAATGGTTTGTATAATATACCAACCGTTTTAGACCCCTCAATTACAGCATCTGTATATGTGTAACTGAACTCGGACTTTCTTTGATATACGGAAGGTGTCCCAATCTCCACCATCTCGTCATTGAAAACTGACCTACCGGAAGCCTCTGCTATAGAAATTGACAGTGCATAAACACCGGGATCAACAGAGACGTTTATGGCGAATGTGAATCCCCCACCTTCCCTTTCTGTCTCAGTGTCGCCGGATTCGTTCACATACTCATTATCAATGACGCGTGCATTTTTTGCACGGAAAATCGTTTCAAATATTGACGAAGCGTTGGGAAGTTTATCCAGATCAACCTCATAATAGTAAGGTTTGTTGGGGTAGGTGATGTCACTTGTATTAAAGTTAGTTACAGGTGGTGTAAGATTTTCCCCAAGCTCTATATATGACTTTATCCCCTCTGAACTAAACGCAGAGGATGTAGTCGTACCTAACTCCTTCACATTCCAATCGTGAGGTCTGAACTTCTGGAAAGGTATAATAACATTGGAAGGTACTGCATCAGGTAGCCATGAAAGTATCTCAGCATACTTAGCATCCAACTGATACGAGTCAACAGTGTCCTCATCAGACCCTGATGTAAACCCTAGAATATCCCTAGAAGTTAAGGACAACCTTGAACAGAAGCTCCCTGCTGGCGATGAGTGGGAATCATCTTCCATCCATCCTGCCACGCCTATCCCTGTTTGAAACTCACCTGCTGTAGCTTGCAAGATGTCAAACGGGGTTGAAGATTCCTGAATGAACACTTCTCCATCATTTACAACAATACCTCCACGTTCACGACCAATAACATGTGCAAGCTTCTGTAAGGTGAATCCTGACAAGTCCTTGCCTGTTGCGTTGATGTCTTGTGGGAAAGTGAAGCCTGAGATTGATGGTGTAGAAGGTGTATTCAAGAAGTCTTGTGCTCGGTAAACCACACTGCCCAACGTGGGAATATATGATGAAGATTCACCCCACGGTTCCATTTGTGCACCGAACACTGTAAAGTTTTGTGTTCCAGATACCACTGAAGTTCCCACGGACAACGTGTGAGTTCCTGCTGTCAGATACTTAGTCACCTCAACCCTGAGCCATAGCCCATATCTCTCAAATGCAACCCTATCAAAATCATCACCATCAATAGTATATAAAGGGTTGTTATCCGTAAAGGTTAGGGTGTTAGTACCAATCTTCAAGAACTGTTGCAATGTTCCTGTACTTGACTTGAAGAATACAGAGAATGTATGTAGTCCATCGTCAGGGATTGTAACATCTGTGGTTAAGAGAACATCTGAATCACTGGTGTAAGTGTTGGCATCATAAGAAACATGAATTGAAGATTCCGTTGTACGTGTGGCTGTAGCACTCGTCAACACCCACAATCCGTCTGTATCGCTTATGTTATTACCACCTTCAATATAGTTTATAGAAGGTTGTTCGTACAGAAAGCCGTAAGATGTTCCTGTATCTCCATCATTATGCTCACGAGCCACATTGGATGCTACATTCTTCATTATGTTGAGAGAGAAGAGTGTAGTAGCCGCAGAAGCTCGTGAGGAGAACACAGCGGTGTCTTCCTGCTCAACATAGCCCAAGTATACAGTCCAAGTTGAATCATCCGTGTAGACGTTCTCAGGAGCGCACACGCCATTCTCTATAACCACCCTTGACAAGAACTCAGAAATCTCCCTCTGGGAATCAAGAGTTGATTGAACTGTAACCCTGCCTGTTACCGCCGAACCACTATTGCTATTTCGCAGAGAGACGGATAGTCTGTCTCCTGCAACATATCCCTCGGGGATAATCCACGTAGCAGCAGCGATCCCTTCATCCATTTCATATTCATACTCTGTTCGATACAGATTGCCAGCAGGGGATCTAAACTCAAAGGCTCTAGGCAGTGTCTTGTCCACAACACCATTTACGTCAGTGAGAGGTACACCAATGTACAGATCACCTTCAGTGGATGATCTCCAAACTTGGTCGAACCCTAATGCTTGGTCGTTACCTTCAAACCCAAACGATAACCCTGACTCGATCAGAATTGATGCTTGTGTGTTGAGTGGAAGGTATTTGTTAAAGAACTCACCCACCACTTCCTTATCAATACAAGAGTCTTGAAGATAGATATATAGATCGTGATACCTACCTTTGTAGAAATATCCACCAAGACCACCAGTCATTATATCAACCAGATTGTATAAACTGTCCCTAGTCACCTCAGAGTTGCTACCAATAGCTGATATAATCAAAGCTAGTCTATATGACTCATCAGACTTGCCTCCCCTTGGTATGTTCAAAAACTCACCAATAGAGTCTAAAGCAAACCCTGTAGCTTCGTTGAGAAGGAATGCTGTGAAGATCCCCTCTGCTGCTTTCTCATACGAATCAGCTTCTGTTGCTATAATCTCAGCGAACTTGTTTATATTAGGAGAGTTGACAAACTGAGAAAGCAGGAGGTCTTTAGTGTCCTGTACAATATCATCATTTGCTTTTACGTAGTCTACACTCATGCCATCCTCTCAAACTCAAAGTCCTCAATGGAAACAAACTGATCAAACCCTGCGGAGATGTCAATCTCGGAGTATTCAGTAGGGCCGTCAGATGGGCGTTTCAATAACACTTGTACACTCAGTAGTCTACCTGCCGGTAATGCAACAAGTACAGCAGACGCCAACTGTGAGTTACTTACACCTAATCCTAAAGGTTGTGATGTAAGAAGCCCTTGCACAGAGTCTCTTATAGACGCTTGCTCCAATGAACTCAACGGAGAGGTGTTATTGACGCGATAGACAACCTTCATGCTGTATGGAGCCTCAGACGCTTCTGTGAAGAAGATATTCTCTGTCTGACCGTCTGCTGTGGAAATTGCAACAACTGTTATCCCAGAAGTGTTCACGTTAATAGGCTTGTTATCATAGATAGCTTTAGCTACGGCTGTATTGCTGCCACCTCTGACCACTGTATTAAAGGAGAGTGCATCAGCTTCCACTCTATCTACAGGTGTAGGGTTGTCATATATCCGATACGAGATTACGTTGGACAGCTTAGATACAGCCATCGCTACAGAATCCCTTGTACCAGCAGGCGTGTTCAATTCTCTTGTCTGAATACGAATCCTAAACTCAGCATCTGTCTCGTTCTCAGCACCCGGCCCGAAGTCTGTAGGGTTGGTTGCTGAAACATATCCGGGAAAAGTATTGATGAAGGATGAGATGCCATCCGCTGGAAGGGGATTGTACCCGGTCACTGTTGCTATAACATCAAACCCTGACCAGTAGGTGAATCCAGACGGGAGGTCTACGGACTCGAAGTAGACAGGTTGTGCTAATCCTATATACACTTCAGACGAGGCGTACCCTATGTAGAGAATACCGTCTGCGTAGAGTATTGAGCTATCATTACCTTCTGTGCTACGTGTAATAAACAGTGTCAGTGAATCAGCGAAGTCTAGCAAGTCTCCATTGGAGGTTCCACTCAAGGTAATCTTAGATTCTTCTACCAACCCATTAATCGTATTGGTGATGAAGAAGGTGTAGTCACCAACGGTGAGAGCATTGACATCAATGACAGCACCTGTGATATGTGTGTTCAATGTACCACCAGAAGTAACTTGGTAAGTGAGCCCATTGCTGCCTGTGAACGTGTCAGATGTTGTGACAGCCGTTCCAAGGTTTGCACCATTGTCTAAAAACTCAATGTGAGCCTCACCTGACCCTGCTTGCTTGCCTTGTCTGATAATCCCGAAGTAAGATGCAGCATCGTCAAGAGCAATCCCTTCAGCACCATTCAACGTCCTGCTATAATAAACATCCTCTAATAGCTTCTCCCATTCAAGTTCACGTTCCGCCATTAGAGACCTGATCAACCCTGCAATAGCATCATCTGTGAGAAGAAGATTAGCGCCGAACTTGTTTCTGAAGCTAGTATTAAGTCTATTAGTAATATCTGTACGATTCTGTCTTTCAAAACCAAAGTCGGTTAATTCTGCCATTGTATCCTCTCAACTGGTGATCATAGCCACCTTTTATCCGTGGCAAGGGTGATGTTCAAGTATTCATAATAAGCGTTGGTAAAGTCTACATCGGGGAAGTCACATTCTGCTTCTATATCAAGGATGCCTGACGGATTAGGATAGTCAACTTCAACACCGGGAGGTGTGAGGTCAATCTTGTATACACCTGTTTCATCTTCTGCTCTGACAACGAACGTCATTGAATAGACACGCGTAGCAGCGTCGTACCTTCCTTCGAATGATCTTAACTGGTCAACTTCAGGGAATCCATTGATGATAGATATGAAGTAGGAGTCAATAGCATCTTTCGTAACTTTCTTATTCAGAAACAACTCTCTGTCATAAGACCCAAAGTTGTTGTTGAGAAACCATTCACCTTTGAATGTTCTGAACGTAATATACATTCTCTGCCGCAATAACTCCTTCACTGTGTGAGTTACTGCAAACTTACCCTTGGACAGAGCGAGGTCTTGTCCTTCAGGGTATAATAGTAAATCATAAGCCATGACACATCCTCCTCCTTATGTTGGTGTACCAGTGCTTCCGCTTCCACTAGGATCAGTCCAAGAGTAAGGGTGTACGTGTGTATCAAGAGATACAGTGGCACTGGTAATAGTAGCAGCACTTAGAGCACCTGTTACAACAGCCAATCCTCCAACTGTAATACCGCCCGTGAAGGTGGTCATAGGAGAGTCGATCGTGACCGATGGCCCTGAGAGCATCACAGCGCCTATAGAGGCCATAGTGACAGCACCCGCTATGGTTGCACTAAGGTCTTGTCCAACAGTGGCTGTAACGCCTCCTGTGACGTCTAAAGAGGCATCTCCGCCTACAGTTAGGTTAGCATCCCCTCCGGCTGTCACATTGATGTTAGTGGGTGTATCAATATCAATATCCCCATTAGGCTTGACAGTGATCTTAGTAGAGTCATTCTCAATAACAATGTTCTCTGTATCAACAGGCTTACCTTCTGGCTCTGTGAAGAAACTTGGGATAGCCATTATCGGGAATAGTTCGAGAGGTTCAATCTCATCACTCAGGAAGAAACTCTTAACATCAACTTCTGAATCAAGCAGGTCTCCGTAGTCCCTATCACTGCATAATAACATAACTGTGTCACCTGCCACTATAGGGACTGTCACCCTAGCAGCACCCTTTGTCCCTGAATAGATCATCAATGGGACATCTGGTATCTCAGGAAATGGGAGGTGTGTACCATCCCGGTAACGTGTCGTTGTAAGGGGACGGACATTCACTGTGTGTCCATTATTCTTCGTCACAACAGCAGGCTTTATCGTATGTACGTTACGTAGCTTATCACGTACAAACAGATTCATTGCTTCATATTGACTTACACTGTTCATTTGTCTAGTATGGCCTCCTGCTCTGATTGTTGATTGCTTGGACACGAATCTCTTCATCTGTTAGCTGAATCTCAGCTGCTTCTTCCTTCTCGGCAACACTCAAGGGGGATACACGAGTCCGGAATTTAACACGCTCAGCTTCCACCTCAGAGAACCACTCACCGCCTTCCAGAGAACCAGAGTGTGTCACTTTCAATATCCGATAAACACCTGTAAACTTATCAGTCTCCATTTGTATGAAGGAGTTGGGGGTGAACTCACCACTAAGTAGATTCTTAAACTTAATACCCGTGGATGACTCGTTAGCCACTTCCTGCATAGTCTGGTCAGTTGTATCATTAATAAAGGAGGGTGATGCCAGTAAACCTGAATCGGGAGAGACCAAGGGAATACTCCTTGCGTCATACTCCTTGGAGCCACTAGCTTTGAAATCTTCTATAGTCTGATCTATACGCTTGTTGTATATGTTGATAAACAAGTCTTGGATATTGATTACAAATCCAAAGTTAGTCAGAACACGTTTCAATTGGTCGATAGACTTACCATGTATCAACAAAGGCTTACTGAGAGTGCCATACCCTCCTAGTTGTACAATGTTACCTCTAGGGAGGGATAAGTCATCAATCATGTCATCAACAATAGTCTTAATAGGAGTTCCTTTCCCATACATCCTTACACTCATCTGATTCTGCGTAAAGTTACCACCATCATTCACTATGATCTTTGTACGCCTATCCTCACCATCAAACACATCCTCAACACGTCTGAAGTTACCACGCATGATTACACGCATAGGGCCATCTTCATACCCTGCCGATAGCTCAACGAAGTTCTGTGTGCTAGGCAACGAACCTAACAACTGTGCAGTTTCGTCTGACAGGTTGTAGATGGTTATCTCACCCTCATTACCTTCGGATGAATCAGACCCTATCTTCTCTATGGAAAACTTGATGTGGTTATCTTGAATGATAACATTGTCTGTGTCCAACCATCCTGCTAGACTGTCAAGGTTGTCAGGATTGTCATACACAAGATTCTTATACTCACCTTTGAGGCCCACAAACTCTTGCAAGATGTTATGCTGCTCTGTGGCTATCTCCTCAGCAGTCTTTGCACGGTACACATTGCCAAACTGAGCGTCAGGCACTCTCCCTGTGCCTCTTGAACCATCAAATCCCACTACACCTTGTTCTCTAACGACACCCGTACCGGGTAGTGAAGGGATTGCGGAGTTGGAGCTTTGTTGTGCATAAGCCCTTCCTATTAACAACTGATACCTTCTTCCGAACATACTCGCCTCCCTTTATAATGCTAGGGGGTCTGGTTCAGTTGACCTCACATACACTAGCATAAATCTCTTATTCAAACCTACATCTTCCAAGCCTGCTCTCCCGTAATCCTTCTCGACATCTGTGAGAAAGAGTCTACCGGGAGGGANGTCTGGAACACCCCTGTATGCAAATAGTAGGTCAGCACCTACAACCATTCTGGTCTTGAGTACAGGTGTGTTACCAGACATTCCGATGTACAGGAACCAAGACTCACTCCTACCATTCCATCTGTATCTAATATCATAAGCTTGACCTTCCAAGTTCACAGTCATTTTCATATCAGCACTTGATGGGCCTTCTAACGCGATAGCCATGTTACAACTCTCCCTTCAGTGTAGGTAGGAACTTGAAATCAGACTCCGCACTATTACCAATCCCCTTGTTCTCTGTAGGCACACTGTCTGGAGCCTTGTTAGGATCAACAGGCACCAACGCCACCACTCTGCGAGACGAGACGACACGAAGCTGCTCTATGTCAAGATCAACGTATAGTGCTTCTGCTTGCTGTGCGTTCTGTGTGAATCCAAAGTTCTTGATAACACAGTTTCCATAGCTATCAAGATCAGATACCAATGTGAACAATTCACCCCGCTTGTACATACCCTTTAGGATGTCGTACATATTCTGAGTACGTTTACCACTAGAGGATACACTGTTGCCTTCACTCAGTAGGACAGGCGCGTTGCTTGTAACACCCCTCATTGTGAACGCAGGGTTCTCTCTAGTGAAGTGGTCTGTAACACGTGTACCTGATTCAACAGGATGTGAAGATACAGACCCTTTGAACTGAGTGTTCAACTCAACAGTGCTGTCAAACTCCAAGAAAGGGTTATCACCGGTAGTCCCAACTGAACCAGTGGGTGTATACCCGCCTGCTATAATTAACAACTGACCAGACATATCACCCCCTTACGTTGCTTGAGAAAGTTGACTGACGCTTGTTCTGACGTAGCACATCAGAAGCTTCAGGCGTAAGTTCTATCCTCACCTTGTCAGTGTTATATTTAGATGCTTCTGATGCAGCACTAGCACCAGCACCCACCTGTATATACCTCTTGAGTGCTGTACTATTAGCAATACTTTTTGCAATACCAGATGCGGCATCCTTACCACCTGAGTAAGCAGAACTTGCCTTACCAGCCATTGCAGACATCTCAGGAACACCTTTAGCAGCACCATGTGCCACCTTGAACATTGCAGACTTACCAAACAGCCATTCCACCAGCTTTATGATGGGACTGAGTAGCACACCCATGAACTTGAATATGTTGAAGAATATGGATATAATGAATGCACCAACTTTACCAATACTAGCCATGATCTCATTTAGACTGGTGTCCCAATTATCACCTAGCCAGTTGTCAGTCAACATCATCAAATCGTGTATAGCTGCCACCACCAACTTGATCGGATACAGTATACCTTTCAATATCGTTGAAGTGAATCCTCCCATCAAGGATAAGACGGGTGCCATTATGACGAATATGTCAGAAACCATGTTGAAGATTTTGGTGAATAAGTCGCCAATACCTGAGTCGAACAAAGCCTTGATCATCAACTTGCCATTCGCAATCATACGCTTCCAAGATATACTCATTGTCTTGAACGCTTTCTCCAAACCGGGAGCAGCCATCTCACGCAATGCTTTTGTGAATACAGGCAGGAACTCTTCAGCACCAATCTTGCCTTCTTCCATTGCTTTGAGGAACTCTTTCGTGCTCATCTTCATGGACTTTGCAGCTAATTGTAACACTGCGGGCATCATTTATGTTCGCGTGAAATCGTTAGGTTCACACCGCCTTTCGGCTGCTGCATGTTTCCATACAGATCAGATCATATCACGAAGATTCTAAGAATCTCCCCTCCCGTTTCGACTCACTTGAGCCTACGTAATGACCGTTGCACGTTCACCCACATGGGATGCTTCGCTCAGGATTGTCTTCGGCATTATCCGGTCAGAGTTTCCCTGAATTAGAGAGGTTGTTCGACAGTCGTCACCGACTGAAGCCGCTATTAGATTAACGGTCGCCCAATTGTAACTTACGTGGTGTTCAAAAAGGTTCGCTACAACCTTCCCGGTTCTCTCATGAACTCCTGCATGTTTCCATGCAGAGCAGACTATATCTTCACCTTCATCTTTACCTGTTAAGGTGGTCAGTGTTTCCACTACCAATCGCTTGTAGTGTACTCCCCGAAGGGATAGTCGTTGAACTTATATAGGGATCAAAAGAATTCATCAGATATAATCTAGTGTTATTTATAATCTTATCTTTCATAAACCCTCCTACTGTTATTTTAGAGGTGATCTCTATATCTAGCTGCGGATCGCCCAATCTTGACAAGTTTTTATAACCGTCACGTTTGAAGATTACCTTCTCCGTTGTGGTCTGTCAAGCTCTAAGGGGTTTCCCGCAATTAACTGACTTTATTTTTCTGCACATTTCTATGCAGCGAACCTAATGTTAAGCTCCTCTGCCATAACCTGACCTTTAGAAGCTATTTGTTCCATAGCTCGAATCGTACCCGTAATTTCATCTTGTCTAAGTCCAAACACTGTCGCTGCTTCTGCTACCCCTAGAAACTGTTCTTTCAACTCAGCAGTAGTGAAGCCCATCTGTTTAGCTGCAAGGGAATACCTTGCAAAGCCTTTAGCTGTAGCTGCGGCATCCAAACCTAATCGTTTGGACTGATTTATCAAGAACTTCATCGTATTACCAGCATCTTTCCCTAGTGCTGTTTCAAGCATGATGCCTACGTCTTCGAAGTCACCACCAATCGCTTTGATACCAGCAGCACCAGCAAATGCACTGTATGCACCTGTAGCACCTGCAACAGCTGTACGTAGCTTGTTGAAGCTCATAGCAGACCGTTGAGCAGCTTGTCCATTACGTCCCAACTGTCTAGTTAGCTGGCTCACTTGTCTGCCGTATTGACTAGCTCCTATGGTGTTGCTTCGATACTGCCTGTTAAGGCGCTCTAGCATCCGTTGCATGACCCTTAGACGTCTAGCATCTACGTCTGTACCAGCCTTACTAGCAGCCCTACCAAAGCCTCCACGGGCACTCCTAATGGTGGACTCTTTATTACCCTTAGCTATACGAGCCTGTGCCGTTCGAGCAACCGCCCTCTGAGCATCCTTAGACGCCTTACGAGATTGTCTTGATATACTCTTCTGGACAGCAGCACGTTGCTTAATGCGAGACATTTCAATCTTATCAGACCTTGCCCGCATTGAGTTCTGTTTACCAAGAGACTTGATTGCATCCTCAGAACTCTTAGAAGACTGCTTGGCTGATTTAGCCACTTGACTACCAGACTTTACAGCCTTGCTATCAACACCAAGCTTGACACTACCTTTGGTTAGCTTCTTAACTTTTTGGAGTGTATTCTTCAACTCCAGTAAATCCCTTTTAAACTTCCTGAGATTCTGAATTGACTTCCTGTCAAAACGATACTTAATCTCAGAATATATACCAGCGACTCTATCTGAATCAGCCATTAGCGTCTCCTTTGAGAAACACCTTTGTTTTGTGCAGCCTCCATTTCTTTATGCTGCTCTTCCTCTAACACTTCTACTATATCAAGATATTCATTCACCTTCAGAGCAAAGTCTAATGTACTATTAAGCATATCAGTTAGATTGACACTGCTCTTCTCTGAAAATACGGGCCTGAATACAAACAACTCCATCATCTCAATAGACGTATCATCATCTATTTTCTTGTAGAGCTTCTGCATCTTACTCGTTTGACGATCTACAGACCCCCCATCAATCCTTGTAAACCGTCTTCGAATAAAGGGCCAACATTCACCTTAATCACTTCTGCACAGATCTTCAGCACATGTGCAAAGTTCATATCGTAGGTTTCTTCCAGTGACTTCAATGTAGCCATCTGAGGGACGCCATGGTCGTTGTCAACAAGCACACCATCCAATAGGATGGGGATAGTCACCTTCAAGTCATTGTTACCTAGAGCCTTTACAACACCATGTATAACGGCTGCTGTGTACATACCTTCTGTAGAGTCTTCATCGCCAGCCATTGATGCAGCGTTAGCGAGAGGGTCAGCCACGAGAGGCATCACATACTTGGCGTTATTAATCTGCTTCTGCATATTCCATTCAGGGATATACACATTACGTCCTGCCACTTCTACCTTCGTACCGCTAGGCTGTGGTCTCTGATCTTGTTCAGACATATATCGTCGCACCTCATTTACGTTAAAACTTTATATTAGAGATTAAAAAAGGGAAGCCTTTTGACGGACTTCCCTTTATGTTTTAGAGCCTACATGCCGATATTATTGGCAAGAGCGAATGCAAGGTTAGGTGCAAACTGCTCGACATACCCACCTTGGCGGATCGTAGTAAGGAAGAACACATATTCTCGTGAACCAATCTCATCACCAAAACCATGAGAAGGGTCAGTCTTGAGCCAAGCCCATGATGTACTGAATGCTTCTGCTGATGCTGGATCAAACACTGAGATCATAACAACAGGAGGGAATCCATCAACACCACCCTGATGCATCATCTGCTCAAACTGAGCAACAGATGGTGAGTTATGTTGAAGTATAACTGTCATTGTGCCCGTATTGTTACGGTTGATTGCACGGCTCACTTCACCCTTAATACCCACTGTCTCACTGGAGAAGTCTTCACTGCGTTCTACAGTGATTGCGTCTCCTTCTTGAAAACCAATTACCGGGATATGGTCTACAACCACAACAACTTTGTTAGGGTCGTAGGTTCCCATATAAAAACCACTAGCCATCTTGAACTCCTATCTATTATGGTTGATTAACTAAGATTGATGTAACCCCTCACTGGTTGCATGTAATGTACAGCACCAGCAAGGACAGCTTCAAATTTAACTAGGTTCAGTTCGCGATTAGCCTTATCGTTGTCAGGGATGTCTGCAATGTTAGGCATAATAACAGTGGGGGCAGGCGAAGCTGCTAGGAAGTTATCGTTAACACGCAAGTTGAGCTGCTCGTAGATAACACCTTCAATTACAGTGAGGCCTGTTTGATCATAATTGATCTTGCGGCCAAGGTCTGACTGACGCTTGAAGAGACCATACAAGGCTTCTTCGAGCCTAGCTTCGCTATATAATGCTCCACGTGTAACGTCAAAGAACCTACCGGAAACCATCTTGCCATCTAGTGCGAAACCTACACCTGCGATCATAACGTATTGGAAACCGTTAGTGTCTTTGATGTAATTGGCTTGTGTACGTGTCCAATTGTTCGTAGGAACTCCCGGCAATGTCTTACCATGTACAGTGGAACTGCCCGGTACAAGACCTCCCATAGCTCCTACAACAGCCCCTTCAGGATATACAGTGTCTGCATCAGCATGAGGCCAAAGCAGAGTGTTGTTGTACTGTAGATCTTGTAGAGTCTCGAGCAAGTTGCCCGATGTACCTGCTGGAATGTCTGCCTCAGAGGATGACGTAATATACATCTTCTTCTCTGCTTCAGCGTATTCAGCCAAGGCTTCTTGGTCAACGATATCGTGTGTATCTGCCAACAGGAAGAACCAACCCGTAGCTTCTTGCTCTATTTCAGCAAGTGCTTCGATATAGGTTTCAGTGGATGATGTAACGTCTACATTTGCAATGATTGCTTGACGTGGTGGATTGTAGCCCCCAAAGATACGAGCAACAATTTCGTATGCAGGATCTCCATCTGTAAATCCAGCAGAAGTCATGTCACTCAAGCCTGTCACCGTGACAATACGATCTGGCGAGAATGGAGCATCTGCTGTTAGGATCAGAGGTACGCTAAAATTACTTTGGGCAATGGGGCGATCACCGAGCGTAATGTTTACGTCGATAATGTCCTCAATAGTGAAAACACTTGCCATTAAATTTCTCCTAAATTTGTTAGCTAACTTTTAGAATATGAACTAGATTAAATGTCCTAACTGGTCAGGCCACTCAATGTTTATTTCTTCGTAATACTCGTTAGACTGAAGTATATCGGGAAGGTCAAATATGTTGGTTCCATCCAAGAATGTAGTAACCTTGGCAGGCTCTCCATCATAATCTGAATGTAGTGAACCTCCTGTTGACACCTTATCAATAAACCCGTCCGTATTCCCTGACGTGTTACTTTGAACGAAGTTGAATGAGACAGAGAACTGCGCGCGCTCTTCCATCTCTGTTCCGCTAATTGCCCTAGAAGCATTACGGACTCTTGATGTGCCACTCACACCAATCCCATTCTCATTTAAGATCTTTCTGAGGTTCCTATCCTTCGTTGCATACACCACTTGCTGTGCTTTACTCAGAGCGTATTGTCCGTATGTATAAACACTTGCGTATCCAACGAAGTTATTGTATGTCGTCTGCTCCTGCGTAACTGCATCCACCTGTCCATACCAGCCATCTCGACCAGACACTTGCTCAATGTCGTTCATCTTGATAACGATGTATGAACCATCTGGTGCTATGAAGTTGCTATCGAGCAGGCGCACAGGGTCACTTGTGAACTGTTGTGTAAACTTGGAGAACACTTTGTATATGGATAACTCTACAGGCTCTCCAGGAGTGTATAGGATAGCCATCAGCGTTCATTCTCCTGTGCTACATAAGCCTCATAATGAGACTGTATCCCGTAGCTCCAAGCTTGTACTCGCACCACGTCACACCAAACACCGGAAACTGTCTCGATTTTATCTGCAAGATTATCAGAACCTTCAACAGCAGTGAAAACTGGAGTAGTGGTGAACACTTTGTACATCTTCCTATCACGATACCCCTCGGGCATAGTGTTCATCTCATGTCCCGATACAGGCTGTACACCAGCATTCTCTATGTCGAATAATACAGGAGCGGATGTAGTGGGGATACCAAACTCATCAACAGTTTGTGTTTGCCTACGACCACCGAGGGTTTTCCTTGGAATCAGTTTTGGTTGCCAAGTAGCCATTCATCCTCCTAGTCGTATTTAATGTCAATTTGTTTAGTCAGCCAACCTGTCTCACGCATGGGAGCATTGAAACCTTTATTCTCTATCGTACTTTCTGCGTTACGTACATATTGGAACGGTGCGATGAGAAGTTGAGAGAGAATAGCATCACGTTGCGTGACAGCACCTTTACGAAGTTCTTTACTGAATGTGGAGGTTCCTAGATGAACTTTCCTAACACCCTTCTTCAAGTCTGTCAGTGTCTGCATAACTCTCTCGTTAGCTCCGTCTGTGACAAAGGGTCTTGCTGGAATCCTTAATCGTGTATCACCATGATTGTTGATAGCGGCAATCTCATAAGCATTAGCACCACTTCTAGGATGTGGGCCTGAGTCTTCAAAGAAGCCAACCTTAGCTGTCTTATCCCCATTGAAAACTTGCCTCACCAGACTATTCAAAATCTTCATATCTGATGTAACTTTACTCACCAGTAGAATCCTTCAAACCGCCAAGGGACGTACGCTCCCTCCGGTTCGTATGTGCCTCCTAATTCAGGGTAAGGTCGTGCAGAATCACAGTTGTACTTAACTCGTGCCTTCTCCGTCCTAGATACTCCGCCAAATATATGAAGGTCATATCCATATCCCTCATCTTCTTTGGGAGGGTTATTCTTGTAATAGTCCAGAAGGTCTGATATAGCGTCGTATGTGACGTTACTATAAACCTCCACTTCTACGCCACCTTCACGCTCCCTACGTCTCTCAGAGTTCTTAGCTGCAATACCCTTCAGGATATATAGAGCATCAACTGTAGCGTTCCATATACGAACAGGCTCAGTTCTTTCAACATACTTTGAGAGCAAGCTGTCTATAATTATATCAGATAAGACATAAGGCTCAGTGATGTCACCGATGTTATATCTCACCTTACCATTGTCTGATGTGTAATCTGCGGGCATTAACTGCCTCCTCCTCGGTGAAGATGTATTCAACCAACACTTTAAACGTACATGAGTTAGCAGCCATTGTAATCTTTCCAAAGAACACTTGTTTGAATGTTCTCAAGAAAGATTGGAGGGCCGAAGCCCTCCCTCCCCATCTCTATTAACCAATCTTAGGTATTGGTCAGCTTGTACAACACAGCAGCGTTAGTGCTGAAATACAAGGGTGCAGTTTCGATCTGCATTTCGTGATGCTCATCACGTGGGTCAGTGTACTCGTGAACAAACATCTCACGACCACCTTGATTAGCGCCAGCAGCTTGTTGTTTGGGCCTACATAGCCACGGAATAGACCACGTACACGTGGGATAACGTGAGCTTCATTGTCCTCTACAGCCTTCTCAGTGGTACCATCAGGCATCAGGAATACAGCAGGATAGGTGAAGAAGCGAACGCCACGGTGTACGAATACGTCTGAAACACCCCAAGGCATGTATTTAGAGATGTCCCGCTGATATTTCTCGTTGGACTGCGAGTTCATGTACGCTTCACGAACCTTAGCATGGTCAATCAGATCGTCAAAGAAGCTCTCACCACACATAACGTCAACACCTTGGATTGAACCACCTGACAGAAGCTTGGATTGTACACCACGCTTGAGTTCAGCGATCTTACCATCAACATTTGTACCGGATGTACCAAGTGCAAAGTTAATGGTAGGCTGTGCTACACCAAACTCTGTGAACATGTTAGCCAGTACAGTGCCATCAGGAGTGGTGGAGATACCCTTGAGTGCTTGTACCTGCATGTACTCTTGAGTCTGGTCTACTGTACGACGAAGGCCTTCTAGCTTCTCTGCACGGGCGTTAGCCAGTGTCTCAGGAGAGTCAGGAGTACCAGACATACGTTGACCTTGAATGTCAGCAGGGGTAATATAGTCGGAGTGCTTAAAGTATGCCAATGGCAGACTGAAGGTCTCAACCTTACGATCCTTACCTACAGTGGTCTCACGACTACCACGAGGTACTTGTGGAAGCAGGGTGGTGGTTGCAGTGTTCTTATCAAAGATAATAGCAGTCTGCGATGTAGGTTTGACCTCAAAGATGCCTTGTTCCTTTACCCAACCATACTGGTTAGGAATGCGGTTAACTTCATCAGTCCAATCTGTGATACGACTGATGTTTTCAATACTGCGAGTGATAGCCATTTATCAGAAACTCCTTAAAAGTGTATACGTAGTTGGTTTAAACTTGTACGGCAGTTTTAATGCCAACAGTTGCAAGACCCGCTTCAGCATCAGCCAGAACATGATCACCCAACACAATAGCATCATCTGCTACAACGACAGAGCCACGTACTAGGGCGATAACGTCAGTTGCGGTGGCTGCTTCCAAGGAAACTGCTTCAATCACTACAGCAACAGGAACTTCTGAACCATCAACTGCTACTGGATCTGAGATAAACCAGTCAGTTCCATCAGTGCCCAACAGTGTGCCAATAACGTAATCGGTTGCGCCTGCTTCAGTTGCAGACAGAACCTCACGGCAATAACCTACATGTGTTCCTTCTTCATACTTGATTAGATTACCCAGCTTAGGATCACGGGTGCCAATTTTAGCCATTCTTAAATTCCTCCAGAGGATTAATTACTTAGTTGCGTAACGCTTTGCGATTGCTTCTGATACAGCAGACTTGGAAATCTTGTCAGCATCCACTTCAAGCTGTTCGCCTTCACTTCCTACTTCTGTATCCACCGTAGCGTCAACAGCAGCCTGTGCTGAACCAAGAGCTTCAATAATCTCTTTGACACCATCCTTATCAGATGCTTCAAACAGGAATGTAGCCACTTTGTCTTGGCTCTCTGCTTTGATAAAAGAGAAGCCTGCAACTTGGTCTTTATACTGTGATTTAGCAGCTTCGAGCTTTTCACTCTCATAAGCAGCCAGTTGTTCTTTCAGGTCAGCAGACATTACGGCTGCTTTAGCTGAAGCCATTTCTTCTAGTTTTGCTTGCCCTTCAGGGCTTGCCATAAATTCTTCGTAAGTCATATCGACCTCTTTATCTTCGTTGGATTGCATAGAGGGATTGTCAACTTCACCCTCTTGATTAAAACCCTCCAGCAATTCTTCTGAAGGTGAGCCCTTTTCAAGACTCTCAGAAACATCCTCTGTGGACAATTCTGGGGATTTCTTTTTACTACGTCTAAATAGCGGCATATTGGAAGTTCCTTCTGCTCGGAGTTGTGTACGTTCATCTGCTAGGTCAGCAATATAGTTAATGAACTCTTGTGCTGTCATAATCTTATCAGCAAGTCCAAGCTCAACAGCCTTCTCACTCCGATACATCTTAGCCTGTGTGCCTCGTACAGCCTCGCTAGTCATAGGGCGGTACTTAGCTACGTGTTCGATGAACTGTACGTACAGAGCGTCTGTGTCCTCTTGTAAGCCTTCAATGAAGTCCTCTCGGAGTTTGCCATCCTTCTCGTAAGGGATCTTAGAACCACCTGAATATACGAATACAACCTCAGATCCTTCCTCAATCTTCTTGGGTAATTCATTCACTATACTGATTACAACACCAATAGAACCAATCTTAGACATTGGGTTCATAATGATTTCATCTGAGATAGCTGCCAAGCCCATTGCTGCACTAGCAGCCATACCATCTACGTATGAGATGATACGAACGTCATGTTCATCAGCAAGCTGGCGCATCTCTTGAGCAGACTCAAACATTCCATGAGCTTCTCCACCACCACTGTTGAAATCTAGTACGACAGTGTGAGCACCTTGTTCAACAAGAACCTCAAAGTCAGCATTCAACTTCTGGTAAGTGACGAGTCCACACAACGCTGAGATGAAATTGTGTTGATATGAAATACTACCTTCAATTGAAAGCAGACCAACGCCGTTCTCAACAGAAGGAGGTGAATCATTCGCCCACTTACCTGCATCTTCTTTAGACGCAATGGCGAAGTCTTCTTGAGCATTCCTAGAATTGATGTACTCTTGAACCTGAATAAGATTCTCTTGTGTAGTCAGCAGAGGCGTATTGTAAAGGCTTGCTGCCAGTCTATGTAGGCTATGAGCCATTATTGTCTCCTCTAAGCATTTTCGTTGTTATCAGTTGAGTCATCACCACTGCCTCCTGACGAATTTCCTACACCGTTAGACATACCATTGGTCATACCATCCCCGCTTCTCGATTGGCTCTCGCCAGTGTCGGGCATAGGTTGGTCGTAGGCTGGTTCAGGAAGGTTAGCCATTGCACGCAATGCCTTGTCCAGATTCTTATCTTTTGAGATTCCGCCAACTGCGGCAACGCGTTGGATATATTTGCCAAGATCATCTAAATCACGATCCTCAATATCACCAAACTTCAAACGTGGCATATCTTTATCGCCAAACTTCCAACCATTCAAGGCTAGGGTTTGTGGGATAAGATCACGGTTGAGGACGTCTTCAATAGTTTTGAGATAGCTTTCTAGTGCAAGAGCCAATAGGTTGTTCTTGGAATCTCCTAGAGCATAGGAGCCTGCTGAATCTTGTCCAAGTTTCAGAACGTCTGCAAGGAATACTGTGAGCATTTCATTTTGCTTACGACGAATGATTGTGTCGGTGTTGTAACTTTTCCCGCTTCCCTCGATACCAGTAAGCTTGAAGTGGAACAACTCCTTACCTGTATCAGAATAAGCAATAGGCGTTATTACGTAACTCTGCTCACCGGCAGACAAGTTGGCAGCGTCTGTCTTCATCTGCTCAATGTTACGTGCTTCTGACCCGTTAGGGTTCATAGCAGCCTTAGCTAGATACTCTGCATCAACACCGATGTTGACAATACCTGCCAAGTCCTTAGTCATACCGATTAGCTCAAGCTCACTGGCTAGAGTCTTTTCCTTCCATGGTAGATAGCAGCCTTTCAAACCAGCAGTCCCCTCAGGGTTACTACCTCTAGGCATATTCTTGAAATGGAGAAACTTGTTGCGGGGAATTGTAATCTCTCCGAAAGGAGATGACAGGCCAATACGAGACGGGTTCTGCTTGACACCCCTCACTATCCCATCTCTATCTATAACCCATCCTGTAAGCGTGTCAGCGGGACGAGACGGGAGGTGTTTCCATTTGATCTTACCTTCCCACTCACCTTGCTTAACCTTAGTCCAAACCTTCTCATTAACTTGAAAACCATAGAAGATATAATCAACGGTTTGTCCGATGAAGTCACGCCATGTCTGGTCTTCCATATTGGACATGCAGTAGGAAAGGAAATCAGCAGCTTCGTGTGATGCCTGTGGTGCATCTTCCGGATACGTTGCGCTCCAGTCTGACTTGCTGATCATAATCTTGATAAAATTGACGATAGAGGCTATGGTGGGATCTAACATCATCTTGCGGTAGGTTTCGCCAGCGTAGGGCCATCTTAGCTCGAATTTCGCATCATCAAAGATACGTCCCGAGATTTCCTTTAATCCAGTATAGCCTACGGCTGATAGGTTCATCCTACTGGTTGCGGCTTCATTGCTGGCGACACCCGACTTCTTTACCGGAATGTCGTCACTCATATTGCATAATATCCTCTTTTGTAAGTAAGAGAAGGTAGACAGAATCTGTCTTGAATTCTTTTAGAGATAAGAGATTGGTCGGAACAGTAGGATTCGAACCTACGACCCCTTGCTCCCAAAGCAAGTGCTCTTCCAAGCTGAGCTATGTTCCAATATGTGTTATGTTATAACATTTCCTCTTCCTCTACATTGACAGTGTATCCGTGATTTCTATTCCTGTCTACCTATTTCTCAATTTAATTTGAAATTAGTCTGCGTTTCAATTATAATGGCCCAGATCATCCTTGTGCTTCTTGTATGAAGTGGGGGATGAAGATGAGAAATCTCCTAGTGAAAACTGAGGAATAACCTTCTCTCGGGATATACTATTGAAAGCAGATGCTGTTGCGTCCACCCAATCGTCTTTTATTTGAGCAGATGACCTTCCGCCTGTGAAAGATTCCAACTCGTCTAGGTACATCTTGAGGGCGTCAGGCTCCCACCCACTCTCCACCAAGTACACTTGACCGTTAGCTGCTGCTGTTGCAAATGGTTCGAACTTCTGAGTCTTAGACTTAGTTGCAGGGTAGGGGTCTTTCTTTACAATGAAACCTTCCTCTAAGAACATTTTGGTGGTCTGCCTGAACGCATCAGCCCCGGCCCCACCCGGATCCTGTGGCATAATCAAAGGACAATCCCTTTCATCGTTTTCAGCTTGGTGAAGAATCTTAGTGTCCCTTGGGCCTGACTGAAGTCTGAATCGCGTACCATTGGTTATGTAGTAATTCCCCCGCTTATCTTTCCACATCTTTACAGATGCTGTGAAGTCAGGGTGTCTTAGGTTTGGATTAGGTTCCTCAGAAGCTTTATCCCAAGCCCTCACACACCGTGCATCAGGAGGTACTGAATGAGCCTTATGTAACCATTCTCTCTTAAAATACATCGCATGATTGTCACTAGCAAACCAACACCCTAACAGTAATTGTTTCCGCTTGATCTCAGGCATGGAATCCAGCGAATCCCAATACTCAGGTTCCAGCTCCATCAGTATCTTGTTATCCTCAAGAATACTTGGGATGTAAGTGTACGTCTGAGCTTTCTTATACGGGAACCTTTGTTTTAAATCTGCTTCACTCCAAGAAGTATACACTGTATCTTTATCAAGTATGAAATACGCTGTTTTTCCTGACAAAGAGCGAACAGGATAACCTTCCTCATCCAAGAACATCTCTACGAAGTCAAACACAAAATGGTTTGGGTCGGGGTTCATTGTTGCTCTAAATGCAGAAGGGAACTGAGCCTTTGACCGCAGTCTTGAACGAAGTATGTCAAATTGATACTGGCTAAACCTGTGAAACTCATCCATATAGATTCTGGAAAGTTCTGCACCGTAATAGGCATCAGCATCTTTATCCGATGTGTTCAAAGAGGTACGCTACCACCTCTCCGGTTCTCTGATGAACTCCTATATGTCTCCATATAGACCTGACCATATCATGCACACGTTGTGTGCTTTCGTGTTTCCACCTGCGTCTTAGGTGTACTCCCTCTCGGGATGGTCGATGAACAACACTACCAAGTGTAGTTTTGAGATACGCTTTTTTGTATACCTCGGCATTTAATGTTACGTACATAGTTAGGGGTTATCCTTTCGGTTTATTGGTAGTATTGCTGCGGATTGTCTAATCTTGACTGTTGTTACTATACCTACGTGGTTAGCGTAGCCACACTCACATTACTGTGAAGTGCTTAGTAAGTCAAGCTATAAAGAGTTTCCCGCAATTAACGAAATTTACCCAGTACAATGTTTATACTGCATATACGCGAACTTAGACTTTGCTCCGCTAGGGAATACAATAGATTTATCTTTATCCTTTATCTTTGCGCCCGTTATCCACTTACCTTTCAGCGGCCCTGATTGATGCTCCAAAAATGGACGATACATCTTGATTGCTTCAGGCCAAAGGTTTGTTTCAAGTTCCGTAGTAGTTGATCTGAAGAATACACTGAAGTAGTTGGGGTCGTGTACATACTTCAGATTGTCTGCTAAAATGCACCATGTCTTACCCGTTTTTATTCAACAACCTTCGCTAAAGGTTGCCCGCATCATTACACGCAGCTATACGTTTCCGTGTAGGTTAGATCATATCTTCACCGTCAACATTACTTGGTACGGGCCTGCCGTTTCGACTCGCTTGAGTCTACGTCTTTCGACTGATCGTTGAACGTGCCTGTGTGTAACAGGATTCGCTGCTGATTGTCCCTACGGGTGAGATTGTCAGGGGTCGTTGTCACGTCACCGCGCAATATCCTACTCACCATCTATCAGGAGTTTCCAGCAATTAGACAGGTTTATTATTTAGAGATTACGCTCTAAGGAGGCAGTAGCTGATAATGGTTCGCATTTACCTCCAGCCCCACCTCCCATGAAAACGAACTTATGTTCTGCTCTCATAAAATCAGTTTGTGGGCCGGGTTGTGGTCGGATAATGTTACTCAACCAACACCTCCTTGTGTTTTACACCATCAATCATCAGCATATTTAAACAATGGCTGTACATTGTTTGAGCTTTTCTCTTTCTTACCATTAGTATCTCCTTCCTCTTCAAACTCCTCCAGCACTACTTCAGACTTATCCCGCAACTTATCAAACATTGTGATGATGTCGTTTGCTGCTGACCGTCTGGTGGCTGCTGGGGCACCTTTATCATACATTGTTGCACGGATTGTGCTGTACGCTTCCATTACATCTTTTGAAATCTCAGTCTCCAAACTATCTTGTGTTCGGATGATCTTTCTTGCGTTCACAATCCCTTTGTGCAACCCCTTACGTCTTCCAATAACTTTAGGTTCTTTACTCGCCACTGTGTATCCCTCCAAGAATAATTTATATCCACTATTGACTTTAATAGGGATTTAGTGTATTACACCCTAGATTACCCTTTATGTTATAGTGTGTCAAATGATTACGTCTGTGTGGTCTCATGTGAGAGCCTACACGGGCTATTATACACCTACCAGTACGTTAGGGTGGGTTTGTCTGTAAAACCTAGTGTAGCTCACTGTAGGCTGTCTCACAGGCTAGAACAATCGTGTGGTCTAGTCACCGCACCATCTTCTGCGTCTTGGAGGATGTATCTGTGATCATAAACGTAATTGTAGTTGGCAAAGGAAGCTGAACGGCAGATGGTGCATAGGTCTTCTATTTCGTCAGGGCCATTCTTGCGTCTACGTGTTCGGATTGTCTTCATGTGTCTATTGCAAGCATTACATCTAGTGGCCATGGTCACTCCAATTGGGCATCTCACCCTCGTAGATGAACGCTGTACGCTCTTCATCAGTCATGGACGAGAGGAGTGTCTTGTGGTCTATTGTCTCCATCACGCCTGCCTGTGGGAAGTTTTCAGGAGTTCCCCATTCAACCTCCACACCATCCACTGTCAAAACCATATTATCCTTTGTCATATCTAATCCTCCGGTGATTCCACCATGACACTTGTAGGGTTTGTCATCTTATATTTCTGCATAACTATTCTCCTAAAATGATCTCATTCAATTTCTGTTTCAACCCCAATGCTTCGATTGCATTGAATCCTGTCAATCCACTCACCAACACTGTTTCACCATTTCCCATCACCACTGCAACCTTAGTTGGTGTGAACTTTATCGTATCACGTCCCACTGTCACGTCCAGATGCCTCTGTGAGCTTGCTAGAGCCTCTACAAGCAATTCTTTCTGTGCGTCAAGGGAATCTATCAGGTCTTGCAAGGAAGGGCTGCTAGGAGGCTTGTGACGCCTTGTGCTGATGTCTACGATGTCTGTCATAATATCCTCTTGTTTTTGTGCAGGCGTATGGCTAGTGTACCTGCAAGTGTTACTGACAAATATACTGGCTAGTAACACTTGCAGGTATTAATAAGTATTCAAGTAATTAACATAATAAGTAGTTCCTGAAGATGTCTTGTTTGGGTTATCTGGTCGGTATACTTACAGAGTATATCTTACGAATTTATATCTGTCAATAGGTAAATGGAATAAAGTTTAGTATTAATAACACCTCCAGACCATTGACAGATCAATAAATCCATGATAGTCTTAAAAAGAAGAAGGGCAAGGGAATACCGCCTAGTAATCCAGAGGGTATACCTTAAAGGATAAACACTAATATCAGTAATCATCAATAGTATCATACCTACAAGGAATACCTGTCAGTATATCTTACTGTATTACTTACAGGATAC